CGGCGATTGCTGTAATTTTGTTTGCTGGTAATCCACCATAGATACTACCAGATAGTAGAGCATTAAAAGAATAAGAACCTGTGTCAATGAAACTTGATACATCACTATCCATACCATCACTTACTAAGCCTGCATACTCATTTCCACTCTCTTTGATTATGTCTTTTAAAAAATCACTCATATTATTATCTCCTTAATTATAATGTACTAACTATAACATATCTTTTAGATATTGTCAAGCTTGTACTGTTTTCATTTTCTTAAAGGACACCTTAAATTTCTTTGGTGTTCCTTCGTTCCATAGTCTATACTTCTCATCTTGTGGAACCCAATCTTTAGGTGGCTCTTCATACTCGTCCGGTTGTATTTTGTTCCATAAATCTTTTTTTAGTTCATCACCGTTTTTACCATTGGTAAACCTAAAGTTTGAACCTATATTGTCGCATACATTACATAGTTGTTCGTAATTGTATTCTCTCTTCCTTTGGAAGTCCCAATATTCTTTTAATTCGTTATAGTGATTCTCTGCTATTGCCATCAATGTCACCTGATAATGTCTATTTCTGCCTCTGGTGTCCAAATTTCTAAATCATTCCTTAATCTACCATCTTCTTTTAGTTTATTATATCTTGATTCTGCTTTCTTTTTCCACCATTGTATGATATTATTTAGTTCAAATTTATCCCAATTCTCACCTTTGATTATTTCTTTAGTGTTATCTTTTACTATATCTAGATAGTTCTTGATACCATAGTCACTAACATAGTATCTTTTTCTTTCAGTTAGTTTCTTTGCATTACTTATAGTTGTATTAAAAGTTTCTAAATTATTACCTGATAGTGATCTTTTAACTAAAGCAATTATAGCTTGTGTTTGTTTTAATTTTCTACTTGAAGCGTCTTGTTTAACAAGTTGACCAACGCAATCTTCAGCATAGTCAGATAGGTCATGGAAAGGTTTGCCATGTATCAAAGGTATGAAGTCACTATCAGTTAAACCTTTGTATCTTAAATAAGGCTTCATGCCATCATATTGACTTGATGATTTACTATTACCATATAAACTTGTAGTTTCAAATAATGATAAGTTCATACCATATTTTGTATTTAATTTTTCTCTTATAGTGTGACTACAACATATAGCTGCTAGTAGTTTACCACCTAGGTAATTAAAACCAAAAGGTTGAGTTGGTACTATAACAAATCCCATAATAGAAGTCTTATTAAAACTTACTAATTCTGGTACATGAGTTAATAATTCGTTTCTTGGTTTCATGTTTATAACAGGAGAACCACATCTTATAAAACCTACCCATTGACCACTATTCTTTTCTCTTATTGCAATCTTTAAATTTTTACCAGGTACACTTGACATATTAGTATGAGAAGAAGTCATATTTAATAATGTATCATACGTCTCATTATCTGGTTCTAATATTTCAAAGTCCATATCTTTAGGTGACATATCAAAGTTTGAAAATATTTCACCCTCTAAACCCATTCCAGGTAATGCAGCCGGTACATCTGATATTTGAGATAGTTTTTGATCTCTCATATACTGATCTATACGACTAAACTTACCGAAGTAATCATTAAATATGTTAGCACAATACAATGCCTGTTCAGTAGTTAATGTTTTAGTTTTCATAGTTATAGTATATCATGTTTAATTAAATTTGTCAACCTGGTTTCCCCATACGTCCCAGCCAGGCATAGAAGTTCTAGCAAATAATTCTATTCTTGGTAAATCACCACACAATTCAACTATATCACTTCGTATTCTATCTGGTTTTCTACTGTGTTCTCTACGTTCACTCACAACTAATCTATCTACATTTTTACCAACTCTTTTAGGTTTACCTTTTGTTGCCAAGATACATGTTTCAGTGTTGGCCCTAGTCCAATATCCAGGTCCTTTAAAGAAGTAATTTTTTATTCTAGTCTTATTTGTTTTTGCCCATGTGAAACCTACTGTCTTGTATGTAAATCCCCACTTCTCAACTAGAGGTATTTGTTTGTGTAATAATGGGTCTGTACACCACATAAACAATACACAATCGGTATCTGCAAGATCACCTATTGGTAAATTTTCTATATCTTTCATTGTCATAGTAGGATAATGTTTATCTGGATTAGTCTGAGCAGTTTCATTATTATAATTCTGGAAATGCCAAGGAGGATCGGCATAGATTATGTTATATTTTTTTGTTGAGATCATATTCAAAATTTTGTGTTACATCATTTATATGTACTTGTTTAGCACCGTTCTTAATGTGAAAATGAGTTGCCATTGGTGTTAGAGGAGATAAAGTAACTAGTCTTTTATATTGTTTTTCTTTTACATACTTGGCTAGTTTATTAATAATCTCTTGACCTGCACCTCGTTTACGAGACCATACTGTATATGCAACAACAACGTTACCGTCTTTTACTCTGGACATATAATCCATTTCTCTAACAGTATGTGGCACTTCAGGACAAACTGCAATACAAACAATTGCTATAATCTTATCTTCGTATTTTAATCCTAGTATCTTTCTATCGTGTGTAATTCTAAAACCTAGAGTCAGTTCAGGTCTAACTGGATCCTCGGATACATCTATGTCGTCTAGTTCAACTAGTTCAGTACCTTTAACCCACTTAAAAAAGTCTTCTATATATTTTTTCATCTAACTAAAAAATGCATCCAAACTTGCTTTCTTTTCTTGTGACCAACCAATAGCCTGTAAGATAAATCTCATAGGGTCAAGGAAAGTCTTTTCAAATTGTGTTTCGTAATCTATATATTCTTGTAGTTTAAACTCTACAGGTAAGGTTGTAATATAACTTATCACATCAAATCTAAATGGATTAGCTTCTTTTAATTTTAAGAATTTAATCTTATCTCCTTCTTTAATGAAAGGATATTGTTTATGTAATTTAAGTTCTCGTAGTTTTTGATTATATATTAAAGAACCTTTAACATGTATTGGTGTACCTTTACTGAATATGGTTGCTGGGTTTCTATACTTTTTAATATTGTTACATGATCTAGGAAAAGATATTGCTTCAGCAGACAAACTATTAAACTCTGTTTTAAATTCTGCAATGAATTTCTGTAAAGTATCTTCATCTTTATTCATAATGATTTTGATTGCTTCTTTAATCTTACCTCTACAAACTTGTGGTGTTGATGATTTAACTGCCTCAATACCCATGATCTTTAATTTAGGTTCAGAAAGTCTTACACCCTCATCATCTAATACGTTTAACATATATCTTTTCTTTGCAACCCATATACCTTTGTTGGCAATTACTTCTCGTTTCATTACCATACAGTTCTTAAATGCATTTGTATAGTCAGATAGTTCATCAAAACATTTTTCAATAAAAGGTTCTAGTCTACTGTTAACAACTTTGTCTATAAAGTTACATATCTGGTCATTGTCTTTACCTTGACATGTTTTTTCTACTAACTTATCTAGTGTTACATAGATTGAATCTGTATCAGAAGCCACGATATAATCTTGTTTGTCTTCATCTTTTAATTTTAAAATAGTATTCATATAAGTGTTAACCTTTTCTTCAATGAATCTAATAATGAATTGACCTGCTGTTGTAATAGCAGCTGCTTGTCTTACATCATAGAATCTAAAGTATTGGTTACCAACTGCACCATAAGCTGAGTTCAAGGCAATCTTTCTTGCCCATTGAATGTTATGACATCTTGCAATTTCTCTTTGTAATTCTGGTGTTGGTGTTTTCTGATATTGTTTTTTAGCGGCGATCATTCTTTTCTTATAAATGACACGTTCATTGTACATTGTTTCCATCATTTCAGGTAAGAAACCTTGACCATTGTTTCTAAACTTAGCACCATTAGGTGTAACACACGCATTTTCATTCTTTAAATGTGACAAGTCTAAACTTTTTTTCAACATCTTGTTTACAGAAATACCAGATGGATCTTGGCCTATTATCTTTTCAGGAGAAATATTGTATTGAATAATGATATGAGGATATAGTGAGTTAATATCAAAAGAACATACCCACTTATGCTGACCAACTGTAGGGTCTTTTACATAGGCGCCTTCATATT